TATCATAAATTGGGGGTTGTATTCCCTCATTTTATGGTATAATAAAGGTATACAAAGTTATTAACCCCTTATGACTAAAACACAAACACTAATCGAAAGAATAAAAGCAAAAGAGAGTTTTTATGACGTTGCTTTCTTATGTGAAGACTTTGAAACTTTTGAAATCGAAGTTGCAGAGTGGGGAGTTGACCACGCAGGGGGAGTTGACTTTGACGACCCCGAAGTTAACAGAGGAATGATGGATGAATTTTTTGCTTCATTCGGTTGTACTCCTAGCAATCCGCACCCTTGCAGCAAATACGCAAGGTAAACAATTATAACAAAAACGGGCATCTGTCACAGGATGCCTTATTATATTAATAGTTAAAGCATTTCCCCTAATGACACAAACAATTCAATCAAAACTCAATCTTTCAGACATCAAAGAAAGTTACAACGGATGGACAGACTGGACAACTTGGAACGTTGCCCTTTGGATAAGAAACGATGAGGGTTTTTATAGCATCGCCCAAGAGTGCAAAACATATACAGATTTTTTATATGAGATGCAAGCAATGATAGGTTCGTTCGCTACTCCAGACGGGGCAGACTGGGGCGAAGCAAATCTAACAGAAATGCAAGAAGTCATTGACGAACTTAATAATTAATTCACATTTGGGGGTAGACAAAACCCCCATTCGTGGATTATAATTAAGGTAACAAACAAATTAGTTCCCCTTTTATTATGAACACATTTACAACTATCGCTTATAACCAACAAGGTCAGGCAGTCGAACATGAAACACAAACAGACAGTTGGACAGCAACTGAAATCTGTTTAGATTTTTCTATGCTTTACGGATACGCTGAGACCTTAGACTTATGGGGTCGTCACTGTGGAGACTATGGCGACAGACCACACGCATTAGGGCAGAGGGTCTACTAACCCTCTTCGTACGTGAGGACCAGTGGTGGGGGCGGTTGCCCCCCGTATATAAAATCGCAAGGTACCATTAAGCTATAAACGACCCAATCCGACCTCTCTATCATAAAACGGTATCGATTTACACAGGGGGTACAGATTTTTTTCCGTGTGTAAAAATGCCCACATAGGGTCGTCAGACAGAGCGTAGCGATATTCCTTAAAATACGTAGGTACTATATACTGGAAAAGAATGAAAAACATAATCTTCATGAAGAAGTATACTGATTCTAAAGTACCCATCGCAATTGATCCGAGTACCAACCAATACAAGATAACAATTCCAGAATGGGTAGTCAATGAGTTTGACTGGTATGAAGATACAGAGTTAATATGGGTAGTAGATGATCAAGGCATTCACATACAAGAGGTAGTAGATTAATGAAGACTTACCACATTTATTTTAACGGTCAGTGTTTATTCAAGAATTTAGATGAAAGTGAGTTTGATATAATTTGGAGTAAGATATATTCTTCATACTATGGAGAGCAAATAACGTACGAAGTGATTACGGATACCCCTAAAGATTACGTATCTACACTGGAAGAAAGTTCTTATTGACATCTTATAGATAATCGTGTATGATATAAGTGTAATTACAATACATTATGGCGAAAGGATTTACAGTCAAAGCAAAGTCCCCTGTAGCAAAAAAAGCACCTGAGTGGGACTATAATTTAGCAAGGCAGTTGATAAGAGGAAAGACAATTGTTTTTTGTTTACCAGGTCGAGGAGTTTCATATAATTTTCTCAAGTCGTTTGTTTCATTATCATTCGATTTAGTACAGTCAGGAGCAGCAATACAGATATCACAGGATTATTCATCAATGGTAAACTTTGCCAGATGCAAATGTCTTGGTGCGAATGTCTTAAGAGGACCAAATCAGTTACCTTGGGATGGTAAACTCAATTATGATTATCAGCTCTGGATTGACTCAGATATTGTATTCAATACTGAGAAGTTCTATCAGTTAGTTCTGAATGCAATTCCCGCAGAAGCGATTTCAAAGGAAGAAGTCAAGCAGACCGTGAAGAATGAAAAGGGAGAGGATGTAGAGCAGACAGGGTTTAAACTTAATATTGATCCAGCAAAGGAAAGAGAAATCGTCGCAGGTTGGTACTGTACTGAGGATGGGAAAACTACTTCCGTTGCTCACTGGTTAGATGAAGATGATTTCAGAGGAAATGGTGGAGTGATGAACCATGAAACAATAGATAGTATTACAAAGAGAAAGAAATCTTTCACTGTAGACTATACAGGTTTCGGTTGGTTACTGATTAAGAAAGGTGTATTTGAGAGTGAAGGACTACCTTATCCTTGGTTTGCTCCAAAGATGCAGGTATTTGAATCAGGAGAGGTTCAAGATATGTGCGGTGAGGATGTCTCATTCTGTCTTGATGCAAAGGAAGCAGGTTTTGAAATCTGGTGCGATCCACGGATTCGTGTAGGTCATGAAAAGACAAGGATAATTTAATGTGGGGTATATTATACATTGTAATATTAGTTTCAATATTCACATACTTAGGATATTCAAATGGCAAGGTATAACATTCTACGACAGGGCAAAGTAATCTTCTGGAACGTCTCGGAGACTGAACTCTTTGATCGTCTTGAAGATTATGCGGTAGAGCAATATGTAACTGGTGTGAAGATACAAGATCAATTTACTTATGAACCAATTAAGGAGGAACATTAAATGGCAAGAAAAGCAGGACTACTCGGATCGAGTTATGATACGGAGGCAAAACCGAAGAAGTCTCGTCAAGGAAGAGGAAAGCATTCTAAATACTCAGCAACCTCTCGTAACTCGGCTCGTAAGAGATACCGTGGACAAGGATAATGAAACTAAAAAGAATCGATGAGTATGGAAAACGTGGACAACTACCTGTCGATATGTCAGATGAGTTTTATAATAATGGAAATGAGCACTGCCGATATCTAATTACGGACTATCGGTCAAGTCGTCTAAAGGGGAAAGATGCTGAATGAGATGGAGCATGACTGTCGAATTCGATTAAAGGATACTAACTATAAAGAATATTCAAATTATTCAATACTTGGTGAAGAATCTTACGAAGCATGTGCGAAAATCTATATTCAATACTGTGAATACAAGCAATTTGGTGATATGATACCTCTTTTTAATGAGGAGTTTAATGCTAATATTGCTGAAAGGATTGGTTACTACGATAAAGATAACCAACTTTGTGCATTTACGGTATCTTTTCTCTTTCCAAGTGCAAATAGTGCTTATGCAACTTACTTTGCTTGGGATTATAAGGAACCAAAACTTGGAATTGGTAATATTGCGAATAAAAGTGAGATTGCAAGATATAAAAGACTCGGTTATGACTACTATTACCTTGGTCCTGCAATGCCTTATAAACAAAAATTACAAGGTTATGAGATTGCAGACGTAAGTAATACCTATAAATTCGTAAATAATCAAATTATTTGGCATTGATGGCATATTTAAATCACAGTTTACCTGATTGGTCAGTTTATATACGTAATGAGTTCCTCTATAATCATAAAAAAGGTCATGGAGAGGTCACAAAGTGTGATATTCACTCAGTTGCAAGTATGGAGAAGCGTGTTTTACTGTTTGAAGCGTTTCTAGAGAATGGTGTAAACTGGACAAGAAGACCTTTACATGCATTTTGTTGGAAACCAGATGCTATAATTGAACCTTTAGAGGATATTATGTACTGGGATTGCTTTTCTCCTTACATAGATGTGCAAAGAAGGAACCGTTTAGCGGGTTTAGATGCAGAATTGATCCGTCCAGACGGTAAAAAGGTGCTTGGAACCTACATGTGGACGTTTGATTGGTCGTGGGAGAACAAAGGTATACCTGATTTAAACTTTTCAGAGACACCAGAGCATAAATGTGCTCATTTATTTAAGGTTGAGACGGGTAATTTCTATGCATACCCCAATAATCGTATCATTTGGTATGATAATTCATGGGTTTTTAATCGAATTGAGGAAAATCCAGGTTACGAGATTGATCAAACACTATATTCAGTTGAAAATAAGAGAAAAATAGAAACTTCTGATCATTACATTTACGAAGTAAAGGATATAAGTAAAAAAACTGGTGATAATCATTAGCAATTAGGTATAAATAAATCTAAAAGCATCGTTAATGGCAATTCAACGTAGATCAAGAGCATTTAAGGATATAAGTTTGTCTTTTTCACCACATCCAGTGACAAAAGATCTTCCTGTGCTACTTAATGAACGTGCAATTGTCCGATCAGTGAGAAATTTAGTCGAAACAATACCAACTGAAAGGTATTTTAACTCTTTACTTGGTACTGATATCAGAGATTCTCTTTTTGATAACTTTTCAGTGACAACTGTAACTGTAATAGAGGATCAAGTTCGTGAAACCATTAGAAATTTTGAACCAAGAGTGGGTGAAATTGGTGTTGAGGTTGAAGCGAGACCTGACCAAAACGAATTAGAAGTAAAAGTACTATTTGACATCATAGGACTTGAAGTTCCGACTCAATCATTCACCTTCCTTTTAGAACCAACGAGATAATATGCCTTTCACTCAATTTACAAGTTTAGACTTTGAGGATATCAAAGTACAAATTAAGGATTTTTTACGATCAAACTCAAATTTTACCGATTTTGATTTTGAGGGTTCTAACTTTTCAGTTTTAATTGATACTTTAGCGTATAACACATATATTAATGCGTTTAATGCAAACTTAGTTGCAAATGAGTCATTTTTAGACTCTGCAACGATTCGTGAGAACGTTGTTTCCCTTGCAAGAAACATAGGTTACATACCACGCTCTAGAACCGCTGCAACTGCTACAATCAAGTTAGGTGATGTAGACTTAGGTACAACAACTGATGCTACTCCTAAGTTCTTAAAACTACGTTCTGGTATAGTTTGTATTGGAAATGTTGAAAACACAACTTATAGATTTTCATTACCAGAGAGCATAACTTCTACAAGAGTAAGAGATATAGATGGTACTTCATTTGCTCAATTCGACGATGATATTACAATTTACGAAGGAACTTACCTTCAAAGATTATATCGTGTAGATACTACAGTTGATCAAAGATATATTATTGATAGTCCAGGTATCGACAGTTCAACTTTGAGAGTTTATGTATCAGCTAGTAGTGATTCCTCTATTGGAAGAAAATATAGTCAAGTAGATAATATTCTAACTTTAAATAAAACATCTGAAATCTATCTTACCCAAGAAGTTCAAGATGAAAAATATGAAATATTGTTTGGAGATGGTTTTTTTGGTAAAAAATTAGAAAATGGTCAAACAATTACTGCAACTTATATTGTAACTGATGGATTAGATGGAAATGGTCCGTCTAATTTTAGTTTTCAAGGAACTTTCTCAAAAGATGACGGATCTTTCTTTACACCATCTGATAACGTTGATATTACTACTACCAGAAACGCTTCTAATGGTGCTGAAGTTGAAGACGTGTCTTCTATTAAGTATTTGGCTCCAAGACTTTATTCTGCACAGTATAGAGCAGTTACACCAAGAGATTATGAAGCAATAATTCAAACAATTTTCCCACAAACAGAGTCAGTTGCAGTTATAGGTGGAGAGGAACTTGACCCACCACAATTTGGTAAAGTTCAAATAAGCATCAAACCTAAAAATGGTACATTTGTATCAGATTTTGATAAGTCACAAATAAAAAGTAAATTAAAGAGTTATTCTATTGCAGGTATCAATTCTGAAATAGTAGACTTAAAAATATTATATGTTGAGATTGACTCAACTGTATACTATGATCCTTCTGCAATTGCTTCAAGTTTAAATTTAAGAAGTAGTGTAATATCAGCATTAAACACATATTCTCAGAATGTTGAGATTAATAAATTTGGGGGCAGATTCAAATATAGTAAAATTAACCAACTTATTGACCGTGTTGATAATGGTATTACTTCAAATATCACTAAAGTTATTATTAGAAGAGATTTGAAGGCATTATTAAATCAATTTGCTCAGTATGAACTTTGTTTTGGCAACCGCTTTAATATTAATCCTGCAGGGTATAACATAAAGAGTACTGGATTTAGTGTATCTGGAAGTTCAAATATTGCATACTTGACAGATGTGCCAAATAAAGATGCTGCTGGTAATTTAGACGGAAGCATGAAGGGTACTATTAGTGTTGTAAGTAAAAACAATAAAAATCAACAGGTTGTTTTAATTAAAGATGCTGGTGGTGTTGACTATAAGAAAGGTGAGGTGATACTTAATACCATTAATATATCATCTACAGTTTCTCAAAACAATATCATTGAAGTTCAAGCATACCCCGAATCTAATGATGTAATAGGTCTTAAGGATTTATTTGTCAGTTTTAACGTATCGAATAGTACCATAAATATGGTTAAAGATGTAATTGCATCGGGAGAAGATGTTTCAGGTGTTGTATTCACAAGAGACTACTTTACCTCAAGTTACTCAAATGGAGTCCTAGAGAGGAAATAATTTATGTCACAATTTGACAAAAGAATAAATGTCAATACAATTATTGAAAATCAGTTACCAGAGTTTATACTGTCTGATTTTCCTAATGCTACAGAATTTTTCAAACAATATTATATTTCTCAAGAATTTCAGGGAGGTCCAAGTGATCTTATCAACAATTTTGATCAATATTTAAAAGTTGATAATCTTGTACCAGAAGTTGTTGTTGGTCTTACAAGCATCTCTTCAGCAATATCTACATCAGATACAACTATTACTGTTCCAAGTACAAAAGGATTTCCAAGTGAGTATGGATTATTAAAGATAGATGATGAGATAATTTCATATACTGGTATTACCTCAACATCTTTTACAGGTTGTATTCGTGGATTTAGTGGAATAACTGGATATAATGTTGGAGTTTCTTCATCCCTGCTTCAAATCAATCAAGAAAAATTAAAATTTGAAGATACATTAGCATCATCACATACCTCTGGATCATCTCTAACCAATCTTTCTGTATTATTCGTGCAAGAATTTTACAAAAAGATGAAGAAGACCTTTTTACCAGGTCTTGAAAATAATGATTTTACTGAAGATTTAGATGTTGGAAATTTTGTAAAGTTTGCTCGTTCTTTCTATCAATCAAAAGGTATAGAAGAATCAATTAGAATATTATTCAAAGTATTATATGGTGTTGAGTCAACAATATTAGATTTAGAAAATAATTTAATCAAACCCTCAAGTTCTGAATTTATTCGTAGAGAAGTTATAGTAGCAGATGTAATTGGAAGTGGTGAACCACAAAATCTTGTAGGACAAACAATATTTAAATCAGATGATTTGAATACTAGCGGATCAGTATCAGGGGTAGAACCTTTTAGTCGTGGTGGTAAAACATATTACAAATTATCTTTATTTGTTGGATATAACGATAGAGATTTAATCGAAGGTGTCTTTTCTATACCAGGTAACACAAAAACACTTACTAATTCACAAACAGGTGCATCTGTAATCACAGTTGATTCAACTGTAGGGTTTGGAACAACAGGATCTATTGTAAGTGGTACAAATACAATAGATTATACATCCAAATCAATAAATCAATTCTTTGGATGTAGTGGTGTTAATATTGGTATAAGCACTGCAGATAGTGTTCGTTCAAATGAAACTGTTTTTGGATATGAAAATGGTGATTTATCTAAAAAGGTTGAGTTAAGAATTACTGGTGTATTATCAGAGTTAGTTCCAGAATCTAATGTTAATCTTGTAAATGAGGGTGAAACACTTTTCGTTAAGAATGTTGGTGAAAAAATAGAGAACAATAATACAGATTATAAAGAAATTTTTGCAAATTCATGGATTTATAATACTAGTTCAAGATTTCAAGTTGAAGGAACTGGTCCTTATACTCTAAAAACTGAAATTGATAAGTCTTCTTTGAAAGTTGGTGATACGTTTGAAATATTAAAAAGAAATGAACAGGTAGTAATTGGTAATTTTAACGTAAAAAGTGTTAATCTAACAACTAAACAAGTTGATATTGAAAATCAATCTCTGACGATACCTTTCCAATCAAATGAAAACTATGATATTCGTCGTGTTATAGAAAAGGCAAATAGCACTGGTGTTGCAATTGGTGTTGGAAATGAAACTCTTATTTCTGATGTTTTAAATGTTTACACTGATTCTAGTGTTGATGGATATGTTGCATCCAATTCTCTTCCAAGTTATGACGTAGATGTTGATGTAGCAAAAGAATCTTTTACTGGTGCTAGTAATACAGCAAATTTTGATGGATTAAATCCACTTAATAATCTATATTCCTTCATTAAATTTACACCTACTTCTAATTCAAAAATAGATCTTATTCAAGGTGATGCTGTAGTTTACGAAGCTGTTGAAGAAGAAATAGTTGGTTTATCATCTGGAAGAGTATATTATGTTGACCCTCAACCAGAACCTGTAGGTTCTCAAATTAATAGGATTGCTCTTTATAATTCTAGAAGTCAAATAGGTTCTGCAAGCACTGTTCAAGTTGGAATCGGTTCTACAACTACTGGTATTCATAATTTTATTTTACAAAGACATGCAAATCGTAAATTAGATGCAGATAAAATTCTAAGAAAAATTCCTTTATCCCAAAACTTATTTGTTTCATCAAATCATGATGAACCTGTAAATGATATTGGAATATTAATTGATGGTGTTCAAATTCACTCACCAGTATCCGATGATAATATTTTCTTTGGACCTTTAGAGAGTGTTGAAGTATTAAATGAAGGTGAGGGTTATGATGTTGTAAATCCACCAGTCATAACTGTGGAAGCAAGCACTGGAACTACTGCATTAGTTGATCCGATTATATCTGGAACTGTTGAAAAAGTATATGTTGATCCTCAAGAATTTGACATTCAAGCAGTAACCAATATATCTTTGACAGGTGGAAACGGTAATGGATGTTCATTAGAACCAGTTTTAGGTGCAAGATTTAGAGATATATCTTTTGATAGTAGAGATATATTCTTTAATGGTGGTATTGATAAAGACGATGAAACTATAACCTTTAAGACACAACATAATTTAGAAAATGGTCAAAAAGTATTTTATCGAAATGAAGGGAATGCATCATTAGGTATAGGTAATGCATATGATGCTAGTAATACTATAACAGGCACTTTAGCAGATGGTGATCCATATTTTGTAAGAGTTGTAAATCCAACAACAGTTAGAATATTTAATACAAAGGTAGATGCATTAGCAGGTATTGCAGGTATTAATACAGTAGGTTTAGCAACAGATACTGCTGCAAGTGGTATTCATAAGTTTAGAACAGAGACTAAAAACACTCTTCTTAGTGTCAGAGTTTTAAATGGTGGTTCTGGATATCAATATAGAAAGTTAAGAGTTGATCCAGCAGGTATTTCTACATCATTCGATATAGTTAATTACAATAATCATGGATTTTCTGATGGAGATATAATAGAGTACTCACCTACTGTTGGATTGGGTTCCACAACTCCTAAAGCAATTCAAGGATTAACAACTACTTCATCATACTACGTGATGAAAGTTGACGATAATTCTTTCAAATTAGCAGATGCAGGTATAGGTGCAACTATAAGCAGCAATTTTACTAGAAAGAATTTTGTAGGATTAGGTTCAACAGGAACAGGATATCAGACATTTACTTATCCTGAAATAAAAGTAAACGTAGAAGTTTCTTATGGTTCTACAGTTACTGGTACTATAAACTTCACACCTGTGGTTAGAGGTTCATTTACGGGTGCTTATTTGTATGAAGGAGGAACTGAATATGGTTCAAGTATATTAAATCATCAAGTAAAACCAAATATATCAATTGAAAACGGAAAGTCTGCAGAATTAAAAGCAATTATTGCTAATGGAAAAATTGAAGATGTTATTGTTGTAAATCAGGGTGAACAATACAATTCATTACCTGATATAACAATAACATCAACTGGTACAGGCACAGGTGCTATTGTAAGACCTGTTATCAGTAATGGGGTCATAACAGACACTATCGTCATAAACTCTGGTATAGGTTACAGTAGTTTGACTACAGAAGTTCGTGCTGAACAGACTGGTAAGAATGGATTAATGGGTGCAAGGGTTAGACCACTTACAGTAAACACATCAGAGAGATTTGGTGATACTAATCTTACATCTAGAGAGAATTCATTAACATTTGGAATATTAGGATATTCACAATCAACTGCATCAAATCTTGAAAAAACTTTTGATATTAAGACTAATGGTGAATTTGATAAAATAAATGCACACTCACCTATCATAGGTTGGGCTTA